TTGGTGGATTCGACCACCCAGGTAAGGGTGCCGATGATGTTCAGCCCAAACAGGCTGCGGGTGCGTTCTCTAAGACTTTCGATCAGGGGGTGCATGGTTACTTGGTTGTGGCCCGTTGAAATGCTCACTTCTCTGGCACGGGCTCGTAGAGGCCGCGTTTGTGACCGAGGTAGATGGCGATGCCCACGCACACGGCGACGGCACCACACGCCCAGAACCAGTCCGGGAGTCCGCTTGCCTTCCAGCTCAGGAAAAAGATGACCGCACCAGCACCGCAGGCCATGGCCGGGGTTGGATACTGCGCCCAAATGAAGAAGCCGGCCGCAACAACACAGGCCAGCGCCGCATACAGCAGCACCCGGGACTCGGCCGCCTCGATCTTCTTCAGGGCAACGCTGGTGTCCACCGTGCCGCTGTCGGCATTGACCTTCTTCTCGGTGTGCCGGATCTCAGTAGGGGCGGACGGGACAATCTCAGTGACAGTGGTGGCGGGTGCGGATGGCGTGTCCTTGGTGGCGGGCTGGGCCTCGGTCTGCGTGACCTTGATGGTGGAGCCGGCTGGTATGGCCATGGACGTGCCTGCCTCAGCCGTGGACAGGGTGGCGGGCTTGCCGGCATCCGGCTGGGCTGTGACGGTGACGCCGCCAGTGCTGATCTTGCCGCCCCGGTTGAACAGGGAGCAGCCGGAGAGCAGGCAGAGTGCTATTACGGGTAAAAGAATCCTCATTTCTTCACCCTCGTTTTCTCCGCGCCCTTGTAGGTATGAACCCTTACCACAGTGTCAATGTAGTTGCTGGGTTTGATCCGCTCATTGGACTCAGACCAGCGGTTATTATCGCCGGAACCGATCCACCCGCCCTTGTCCTTCTGAACCAGCCGGTGGCACACTATGCCGCCATCAGCGAACTTGGCCCGGTAGTTGGCGATCTCGCCCTGTTGCAGTTGGTCGTATGGCTTGGGGACGCCCACGACATACACCTGTCCGGTGATGAACGGCTCCATGCTGGGCGTGCCGGTGGTGTGATAGACCCGGCCCTTCAGCCCACTGGCCTCACTGTAGGCCGCCTTCCGCGCATCCTCCACCGTCTCATGCACCACCACCACCGGGTTGCGGTCCTTGTAGCGTTCGGCCGGTGGCTTGGGGTTGAGCAGGGACATGAAGATTGATAGGAGCCATTCCACGGTCAGGTCAGGGCGATCCGGTTGTTGCGTGCCAGCATGGCGATCACGCGCTCCTGCGTGGCCTTGTCGTGTGCCCCGCTATACACCAGCACCTCTTGGGCGGTGATGTTGGATGGGGAGCTTCCGTCGTATCTTGCGCCAAGCGTGAAACCGTTTGCTGACTGCGTTAATGCGTCCCCTGTTACCGCTGCCGTTCTATTAACGCGCAGCAATGAGGACGCGCTATTGAATACGGCAGTAAGAATGCCGCGAGTATTAACCGCAAGGCCGCCATTAATGCCGGCATTATTGGTAATGGCTAATTGAGGAGACGCCCCACCGGAGTATTGATATACAAGAAGGCGCTCTAGTGCCGCATTTCCGTCCATCAAGAAATCTCCGCTAGTCCACGTCACCTGACTCCCCACAAAGTAAACCGTCTCCGGTTGTGCCAGCGCGAACGCCGCCGCCTTCAAATAGTCATTGGAGCCATCAAACGTCAGGTAGTTGCCACTGGCTGCGATGGTCAGGATGGGCTGGTTGGCCGCCGTCCCCTGATACAAGTCCCGCGCTCCACTGATGCGGGCTCCCGTGGCTCCACTGGTGTTGATCGTGACGGTGGCCGCGTTGCTGCTGGATTCGGTGAAGCTGGTGGCGAGCTTGGCGGGGAGGGAGAAGTTGGCGTCGAAGGCCAGCGTGCCGCCAGCACCACCAAAGGCAGCGGGGATGCCGCTATAAATCTGCGTGCGATAAATCAGGCCGGTGAAGTTACCAAAAGCACCAGCGTCATTCGCCCCGACATTCACGGTGGCCGGGCCGTCGAAAATGGAGGCAACGCCGGCAGTCGTTACGGTCGTTCCGAGCTGTGTCCACGTTACCCCATCGGGGGAGGTATAGAATCGGCAGTCGTTGCCACCAGCGCCGTTGTTTACATCGAACGCAACCGCCACCCACAGTGGAGAAAAGTCGGCGGCTGCAATAGTTGCTGTTGAATTTATTGATGTGGCGGAAGCTCCATCGGGCGACCAAGCGAAGTTAAGTGCTCCCGTTGTCATGTGCCTAAGCCAATATGAACGGTGGTTGCCGCTGGTCGTATTGTATTTAGACAGGAACAACTGATTGGCTGCTGGCGTCCAGTCGTTGGGCGCAGCGTAGGCAACAAGCACAAGATCACCGACAATCGAAGTCGCCGCCGAATCCGGCGCACTCGCATAATTCCCCGCCACCCCATTCAAGCACAGCACATTGGTGGAGCTGTTACCGGACTTGTCGGCCCACAGCTTGATGCCGGTGTCGGTGGTGAGGTCAGTAACGTCCCGCGTGGAGTTCCACAGGGCGATGCCGTCAAGGTTGCGCGGGTCCGTCAGGCCCTCCCGCATGATGCGCCGGACCGTAGAATAGCCCATGGCGCTTAGAGCGCGGCAACGCGCAGACGGATGGTGAAGACGGTGCCGGAGGCCGGGGTGAAGCCGCCGTTGGTGACGAGTTCGCCGTAGATCGTGGTCACGGCGCTGGCCAGCTTCAGCTGCTTGTTGATCTGGTCGAACTGGACAAAGAGCGTGCTGCCCACGTCAACCGGGGTGCCAAGGTCAATGTAGCCCAGATAGGCAGTGCGGTCGCCGGAGGGCAGATCCCACACGGCGTTGTCCAGGATGGCGGTCGGGCTGGCATCATAGAGATGCAGCCGGAAATTGGTCATGCCGGCCGGGACCGAGCTGGCATCAATGCGGAGGTCGGCCCCGGTGATGATGACGTTGCCACCCGCCGGGCCAAAGCTCGTGAACGAGTGAATGGCGCTGCCAGGACTGCCGGCGTTGTTGATGCCGATAACATCGCCGGCATTGTAGGCGCTCGTATCAGCCGTGCGGGCAAAGCTGATGGACGGGTTGTAACCGGCCGTGTTGGTGCTCGACGGAGCAGCCGTAACGACCGGGAAGGGGTTGGTGTCAGAAACGATCTGTTCCCGAACGCTGATTCTTTCGACTGAGAGGCCCATATTATTGATTCCTTAGTTGCTGTGTTCCGTGAGTGAAAAAGGTCTGCTTGTTGGGCCGGTAGGACTGCTGCCGGCTGTATTTCTCGATCTGCTTCAAGAGTTCGTCCTGTGCCTGTGCGGCCAGCTTGTCGGCCCGGTCGTTCTGCCCGTTCTGGGTCAGGAGGTCGCCGCAGGCCGCCAGGGTCGCATACTCAAACAAGTCCCATGGCACCGTGAGCCGGGTCCACTTGGTCGCATCGGTCGGGGCGTTCCCGGTCGTGCTGGCAATGGCTACGTAGAAGTCGCCCGTGGTGGCGTAGTAAACCTGATCGCCCGCCACATAGGCCGTGGCACCGCTGTAGGCATCGCCCCGGTAATCCGGGCAGTCCTTGCGGTAATAGACCCAGGCCGTGGTCGGGATATTGGCCCCGCCGAACAGGATGCCGTCGCCGTCCAGCGTGTAGGACAGGTTATAGAAGCCGGTGCTCGACTGCGGATCGTCGCTATACACTGCGAACACTTCCGCAATGCGCTCCTCGCCAGTCTGGTCGTAATCCACCCGGTTGCTCACATCCAGCGTCCGCTCCTCCACCGTGGTTGACCATGGCCACGGATACTTCCCAGCCGGCACGCATTGCCTTGGCGAAGAACTGGGCGGCAGCGGCGGTCTGGGTCGCCGTCATGCTGTCGATGCCAGTCAGCGTCTGGTAGCGCGTGAGGAACCGGCTGTAGATTTGCGTGCGGTTGCTCATCAGTAGAACTTCTTTTCAGGCCGGGCCGCCCGCACCTCGGGGTTGTCCCGGATAAATTCGCGGCCGAACTGCTTGTCGCCCCAGCAGCCGGGGTGCTCCGCGTCCCAGCGGAGGTAATTCTGGAGGTCGAACACAGCCGTCAGCTGGCCCAGTCCCTCCACGGTCTTACGGGGCGTCATCGCCTCCAGCCGTGCATTGTCCTTCATGCGCTGCTCCTGAAGGACTTTCTCTTTGCCGATGCCCAGATGGATACCCTTCATCACGCCGTCCCACCATGCGGTGTCGGTCTTGTCCCGGAATTTGGGGATGATGATATTGTTCATGTGGGTCTTGAAAGGGGTCTGCCGCCACCCCGGAGGATGACGGCAGAGTAACTACACGGGTTTAATAGGCCGTAAGGTCCACAGCCTTGAGGTAGATGTGGATCTCGCCCGCCGTGAGGGCGTCGAGGTTCGCGCCAGTGGCCGTGAAGACCGCCTGGATGCTGCCCGCGTCGAGCGCCACGTAGCCGGTGGCGTTGGCCGCGAAAGCCGCACCGTTGCCAAGGAGATACAGGATCTCCGTGCCAGCGGTAGCAATCTCGCTCGCCGTGATAAGGCCGTTGTCGTCATCGGTGGTCGCGCCATTCCAGCCCACGATGACCGTGAGGTTGGTGACGGACGCGCCGACGAAGCCGGCGCCGACGATCTTGTAGGCGGCAGCCTGGAAGGCGGTGCCGGCCGCGTAAGGCAGCAAGTTCATGCTCACCGCAGTATTCGCGCCACCGGCCGTAGCGATGTCGCTATAGGTGATGACGGACTTGTGGGTGAACCCGGTCTTGGCCTGTTCCTCAAGGGAGAGGATGGATGTTTTGAGTGCCATAGTATTGGTGCTCCTGGTTGGGGGTTAGGCGGTCGCGGCGAACTTGCCGAGGCCGAGCGGGTTCTTCACGCGGAGCGTATACCACGCCTTGTAGAAGCCACGGGGACCACCACCCTCGTCTTCGAGGTCGTAGTGGGACGGGCCATCAGCGAAGGCAACTTCAACGAGGTCCGGGTTGATGACGTAACCGCGCATACCCTGGGAGGCGGCGGAGCCGTCTTTGGCCAGGAACAGGTCGGTGATGATGTCCAGCGTGCCGAAGTCACCCTCGTAGCGCAGAACATTCTTCGTGACCTTGTTGGTGCTGATGTCCTCGTTCGCACGATAGACACCGTTGGCGGAACCGGAACGGCTGAAGTCCGAGAACTCCTTCTTCAGCGAGGTGCCGGCGAACAGCTTGAAGTTCTCAAGCGTGCCGGTCTGGCTGTAGATGCTCTCCAGCACACCGTTGACATCCGACTCCGCGAAGGAGGCAGCCGCCGTGGTGTTGATGGAGGCAGACGGAGTGCGGAAGCCAGCCGGGACCGGGTTGTTGGTCTGGGCGCTGTTGAGCACCCACTGGCCCATGCCACGGCACTTGGCCGCACCGGAACCGCCGCCGCCGGCCTGATTGGCCTGGTCGGAACCGATAACGGAGGCCATGTCGCGGCGAAGCTCGATGAGCTTCTTGGACTTGGCGGTGGCAACCTGATTGGCCACAGCCGCGTCCTCGACCAGCTCCTCAAGATCCGACACGGACCACGAACGGTCCTGGCGCTGGACATGATTGCCGATACGGGCACGGTTGACGCCGGGGTTGGCGAAGGAGGTAACGTCGGAACCTTCCTCAACGGCCGTCAGGACCGGATCGGAAAGGTCGTCAACGACCCATTCAGTGTAGGAGGCTTTGGGGGCGCGGCCCTTTTTCAGCATCGAGAGCATCGGAGTAGCCTCCGGCTCGACCATGGTAAAACCTTGAAGAACGTCTTCGCGGTTGGAACCAATGTTAAATGTAGTGGCTTGTGCCATGTTAGGTTATTTTTTTCAAACGACTTTGGAGAATGAGCACTTGCTGGTAGTCGGACTGGGAACGGGATGCCTCGAATCGTTTCTCCGCCTGACCCAACTGCACTTTGAGTTGTCCAACCTCGCCGCTGGCATTGCCCCGGGGCTTGGCGGCACTGGCCGCTGCTCCGGTATCGGCCCCTGCCTTGGGCGCCACCGCTGACGCCTTCTTTGTCGGGACCGCTGCCTTCGCCTTCTGGTCGGCCATCGCCTTCTCGCCAATCTTGGCAAGGGCGAACAGCCGTTCGGCACCGGGCACGCTGCGGATCGCGGGATACTTGCGCTGGAAGCTGGCGAACTCCTGGTATTCAGCCGTGCTCTTGTCGAACAGGCCGGGCAGGATGGTCTTCGCCTCGCTGGTGGCCGTGGCACGCTCCTTGAGGAACGTCCGGCGCTGCGGAATCAGGCGCTCAATGTGGCGCTTGGCTTCCCGGGAGTAATCTAGCAGGTCGTCGGCCTTGAACTCGCGTCCACCGATCACCACCACCTCCTCGTCCTTGGCAATGGCCCTTGTGATGGCCTTGTGATTTGCCTCTACGAAGTCGATGGCTACCTGCGCCTCCTGCTCCAGCTTGGCCAGTTCATCCTCGCTCTTGGCGGTGGCCGTGCGGTCGGTGGGGTCATCCGTGGGGACGACTACCGGCGCCTGCTCCGTCTCGGTCGGGGCTGAACTGAGTTTGGCTTCCAGCTCTGCAATCTTCGCCTCTGCGTTGCTTGCCCGCTCCTCAGCGGTCTTGGCCCGTGCCGTGACCTTGCCGATTCGCTTCTGGATCTTCTCTTGTGTCTTTGGGTCGAGCTTGGAAAGAACTGGCTCCTCCTCGGTATCGGGCTGTTCCTCGGGCTGCTCGTCGCCCTCGGTCTTGTCGCCTTCCTCCGCAACCTCGGTGGGCTTGTCAGTGGATTGCTCCACCTCGTTGTCCTCCTCGATTGTGTCCGCCGGTTTCGCCTCGCTGGCCGCCTCGGTCTTGACCGCCGCAGCTTTCGCCATGGCCTTCTCGACTAGTTGCGCCGCGTATTGCGACTGGCTGACATTTCCCTCCATGCCTGCATCGGATTGCTCCGTGGTGGCCGGCAAGGGCTCCACCGTTGCTTCTTTCTCCATAGGTTTTTCAGCGTAACCTAAGAAACCGCCAAGTTTCTCATGGGATTGACGCACCCCAAGTAGCGGCAGCACTGTGCTGCGAGAGTATCAGTATACCACTACTGGGAATCCGGCTCAGTGAGCTTCTTCCCCGCATCGGTAAAAAGTGTGATCCAGTGGTCGTTCTCCGACGCCCGGGCGGTCACGGCCACCAACTCCGCATGGTTCTGGTAAACCTGAGGCCCCTTGGTGTCCTCCAGCCATTGCCGGCGACGATCCTTGAAGCCCTTAACGAACTCCGGCCACTGGGGCAGGCTGGCCATGGCGGTCAGGGCGAGCATCAGGGGGTCTTGCTTCTGGTCGCTCATGCGCCGACGCTCCCGGCGGGAGTGGTTCCAATCCGGCCTATTTGGGCGTTCTCGCGTTGATCCAACTGGAATTGCAGCTGCTGGCTGTAACGCTCAATGCGCTTGCGCAGCGATTCGTCGGCCATGACACGGGCCTGGACATCGACGGCCGGATTGTCCGGCACGCCGGTCATCCAGTTCTTGATGACCTGTAGGCGCAGCTCGGGGTTGATGCCGGTCGTGGGGGCATCGAGGTCCACACCAGCCCACATCCGGCTGATGTCACCCTGTGTCTCGGTGACTTCCTTCTGGGCGGCGACTTCCTTGGGCACCACGAACTCCTCTGCCCACATCGGGTCGATGGCCTCGACGGCACGCTGGAGGATGCGGGAATAGTCGCCCTGGCCGTTGCGGTCGAACGCCTGGAGCACTTCGGCCAGTGACTTCAACTTGGCCTGCCAGTTCTCCGGGTCGTTGCTCAGGACATCAAACGAAAGATAAAAGTCGAACTTCCCGGACAGTTCGGACTTCACCATGGCCTGTGCCTCCTGCGTCTGGGCACCGATCACGCGGAACTTCTCCTCGTCCGGGCCATACTGCTGGTAGAGATCCCAAACCTGCGTCATCACCGCCGACCACTTCTTGAGCCAGCACTGGATGTCTTTCTGTTGCTTAACCTGGAACTCGTTCGTCTCGTCATCCGGGGTGGGACGGCCGGCATACTTGCGCGTCCGGTTCTCAAGGTTCTGCTGCACTTCCACCGACGCCTGCGGGGCCGGTGGCACAGCCATGTAGCCATACTCACCGGGACGGCGCTCGCTGACCATGGCACCGGGTCCAATCCGGCCCGGCTCACGGCCCACCGGATGCGTAACTGGCGGACAAGTGGATAGACTTGCGTTATCACGCCGGGCGTCCACCTCGGTCTTGATGGCATCCTGGTCGCCACGGAGAACTTCCGGCTGGCCGCGAGTGTCCAGCAGGAACCGGGACAGCTTCTCAATCGGGAACTCAACAAAGGGATACTCGCCGTCACGGTAGCCCAGCAACTCATGCTTGGCATACTGCTTTTCCGCCTCCTGGTCATTGGCCAGATGCAGGCTGGGGCAGAACACCGTGCAGTAGATGCCCGGCACGCCATCCTCGTCACTCAGCCGCTCGTAGGCATAGACGAACTCGATAAGACCGGCCGGGATGTCGCTGCTGCTGACGCCAAGGCGCTCCGTGCCAAACCGGGTATCCACGTTGCCCGTGGTGAACTGCGGAGTCATTTCCGCCGCACCGATGCAATGCTCAATGGCATCCTCAACGTAGTCCTTGTCCCAGCCTTCGCTGATGACCTTCTCCCGGGCGGCTTCCGGCGACAGCAGGGCCTTGCGGAAGATACTGCGGGCGCTCTGGAGGTCGGTGGTGTTCGGCGGCAGGAAGATGTCCTCGCCCACCGCATAGGCCCGGACCATCGGCCGGTTCACCTGCTGGATCGTGAACGGCACCGTTGTCTCGCCGTTCTCCGCCAACTCCTTGACCATGCGCTTCGCCTTCTTGGCGCTGATCTCGGGAAAGAACTGACGGAGAAGGGTCGCTATTTCCTCGGGGAAAAGCCCATTCTGGATTGCCGTCGCCACATCGGGCGCCGTATCCGCAATCTCGGCCAGTGAAATCTTCTGCTGGGTCTTCTGCACCCGGCTGTCCCAGAACACCCCAAGGATGCCCAGGCCACGCTCGCGGCGATAGTTCGCCAGCACCTCAGCCTCATCGGGAAGTTCCGTCATCTGCGACAGGACCAGCCAGCGCATGAAGTTGGATACGATAGCCGCCTTGGCCAGATCCCCGCCTTCCACGGCAACGGCCCGGACGTTCGCCTTGGCCAGCGCCATCACGTCAATGGCCACGCCATGATTGATGATCTCGTCCACCACATGCACCCGGAGGTCGCTCGCCCCCTTCCACGGGAACGGCTGGGTGTCGCCTCTACGGACGGCGTTCTTGCGCTGGTCGGCTGACTGCCCGGGCCATACACAGTGCCGGGTGTCGTAGTTCAGCTCGTCCTGCCGGATGCGGGGATTCAGGTCCGTGCAAACCTGCTGATAGGCCCGCGCCAACCGGAACATGTTTGGACCACTATCCGCCTCTTGTAACTGAAAATCCGGGGAATTGGCGTCGTCCTGGGCGGTGTCCATTAGTGGCCCATTATACACGCAATGGGAAGACACTCTGCATATACGGGTTTAATAGCTCCCGCCGCCGGTTACGACCTTGGCCTTCGGGTCCACGTAGTCGGCGCCGGATTGAAGCATGTAGCGCAGCCAGTCCACCGGATCTTTCGTCGGCTCATGCGGCCCCATGCCGGCGTAGTTCTCCAGCGCGTAGATCAGCTGGCCGCACCTGTCGCTCACAAACATCTTCGGGCTGTTGTCCACGCCGACAGGGCGGTTGGCATCATAGGCCAGCCGGTCGTTTATCAGCTGCTCGCCGTCCTCGATCTGCTTGCCCGGGGCCGGCAGGTAAACCAGCCCCTTGTCATCAAGCCGGCTTATGATGGTTTCCGCCCCATTCTCGCCCTGCATTTCACTGGCACCCATGCGCGGGTCGATTGCCCGGTCAATCAGGTGGCGGTTGGGCGGGCCGGGCAGCTTGCCCTCCACCCCGGCGATCACATCCACGTAGTCGTTGATGCCGTAGCCCAGCGGCTTCTGAGCGGGACCGGGCTTGCCCCCGTCTTCCCCGCCGGCATCCGCCCAGTCGCCAAAGGTCGCCACATCCGGCCATTCCGCCACGATCCACAGGCGTCCGGCGGCATCGACACAACCCCATCCCATGCACCAGGGTTTACTTCCCGCCGGATCGTTGGCCGTCAGCCATGTCACCGGCAGCTGCGGGTTCTTTACCGCCGGAATATCATCATGCTTCACCACATGAACGTCCTTGTTGAACAGCGGGAAACGGTTCGCCCGGCTCTTGGTCGGCACGCCATGGGCACGGGCGAGCTTCTCCGCTTCCGGCCGGCTTTTCATGTCCAACAGGAACTCCTCGTAGCCGATGAACGGGTTGTCCTGGGTCCAGAAGTAGTGGATGATCGTGCGAGCGCGGCGGCTCTCCTGTAGCACCGGCAAATCCCGGCCCAATAGCTCACTACGGCGCTTCTTGACCGTCTTGGCCCCTTGCAACAGGTCGGCCACCAGCGGGGTCCAGCCGTTGAGCGTCGTAAAGGACAGGCCGATGCGCCCCCGGGCGTCATACAGACGGAACAGCAGCGTGGAGAACAGCTTCAGCGGGCACTCCTCGTCACACCAGATCCAATGCGCCCACCAACCTTCCGCTACCTGTGGGTCGTTCATCCACGAACGGTAGGTCTGGAAGATGATCTCGCTGCCGGGGTAGCCCTGCTTGATGCTGGGCAGGATGAGCTTGCCCCCGGTGAAGCCGTTAGCCTGCGTGTAGCTGATCTTCGCATCCGTGGCCCGCTTTTTGGGCAAATTTTTATAACCGTCCGGCAGGTTCTCCCAGATAACCCGTTGCTGGTCATTAACACTCGACTCCTCGTTCATCGACCAACACCGGATACGGGCGCCGGGGATGTGCATGGCCAGATACAGGGTGATCCGGGCCATCAGGGCGGACTTGGACGAGCGATTCCCACCCAGCACCACATGCGCAACATGCGTCTGCCAGTGCTCCAACACGTTATCCCAGTTCGGTAGCCGCCACCCCATCGTCACCGGGTCAAACTGCTGCTTGCGGAGCGTGTCCTGCACCACCTCGATCGGCGCCGTCTTCAATGCCTCCACCATCTGGTCGTTGAACGGCAGCCCAAAGTCGGGCACCAGGCTGTCAGCGTAGATAATGGGGGCGGCCATGCTACGTCAGAACCGGCAAAACCCCGTAAAACGCAAGGAATGGCGTTCTAGGGGCATCCTGGCGGCGGGTCAAACCGTGTTGCGACAGTGACAGCACGGGCTTACTCACTCGCACCGCACGCCCCACTGGCTATACCGGCCGACAACCAGCCAATGCTTGCCTCTGTCGTCCTTCCGAACCCATACCGGCTTTTTGGCCCCGAATTTTTTATGCTCATCCGGCTTCACAATCGCACTCCCCCGGCCACCATTGGGCAGCAAAATCTCCAAGATGCGCGGATTCAACGACCTGCCACGAACTATGGCCTGAATATCGCCATCGGAACGCCAGCGATCCTCGCGGGTGAGGCTGACGGCGACGGAAACGTGAGGGGTTTCGTCAGAAATAGGGGGGTGTATTTCTGGCAGGGCAGCAAGGGAGTCTTTTTGTAAGATATTCTTGGAAGCGAGTATATCAATGTGAGTGTTCGCCTCTGCGCCTGGGCCTGACCCCCGCCCCCCGGTCTGCTTGCGGCGCGGCCTGCTCTTGACCGCTCTTGCCTTGCGTTTCAGCTCCTTAAAGGTGATCGAGCTTGAACCATTGCCTGCATCATTGCCAGTAGTCATATTGATATTCAGTTACTTACGAGGCTTAGCAGGGGATTGTGAATCACCTGTGTGTAAAAGGTGGCCAGGTTCCGGGGCATCCAGGTCGATCACCGGGCCAGCCTGCTTAATCCCTACTGGTTTAGTCTGGTTTGCGCCTTCGGGGGAAACCCTTTCCCCATGCTTGCCCAACAGGGCCGCAATTGCCCCGGACCTATCACCGGCCGCCAAGTGGATATGCAGCGTTTGGTTAGTTGGTCCGGGCTTGCTGTGCTTGTCGCCCAGGATGCCGTAAACGGTGGCCGCCTGCAACGCGCTGGCTTTGTGTATGGTGGCCTTGGTTTGCTCTAGGGCCATGTCCATTGCTTCTTGCAGCTTCTCTTTCTGGACGGCCTGAAACTCTTCAACTGATAGGGTGCTTACCCTCTTGATGATCCTGGCATCCTCTTCCGATACGCCAGTAACGGTTGTCAGGTGGTGCCGGCCCTTGGGATTGAGGGCAACGGCGGCCAGCTCTTCAGCGGTAATGAGAGGCTTCTTGTGCGGCCTGCCCCCTTTGTTTACCTCTGCCGTTTGTGCCATTCCCCCGAGTATAAGCCATACGGCAAGCTGCCATCATAAGAGGGAGAGGGAGGGAGCCGGCAAGGAGAGGGCATACACTGTGCCAACACACTAACAATCTGCTTTCATGGCCAAACTATATTTCGCAGGTTGTGCGACTTTGGGCTTGAGGTATAGAGAGAGTAGGCGGAGAGTGTGGGCATGGAAAACGAAATCACAGTCACAACGTCTCGCGGACCTGTCCGCTTTCATTCAGTCGGAAACGCTATTGCCGGCATCCCGGCGAAGTATGTGAAGGTTCGCTTCACCGGCAAAGCAGGCGAAACGGCCGGCATTGTGATTGAGGCAACCAAGGCCAAGGCGATGAGCATCCCGGACCTGTCCCGTCTCTTTCCGTATTCGGAAAGCGGAAAGATGAGCAAGGTCCACACTTCGCCGGAGTTCGCTTCATGGGATGAAGCCTTCGCCTTTTCCTTCAACTAACCCTTTCCGCCCCCAAGCGGACAACCAAACGAAGCGCATGAAACACGCCACAAATGCCGGGGCACTAGCACAAGGCGCCGCGCTAGTGTCCCCTTGTGGGCGGGTAAACAGGTAACAATACAGTAGGCGCTATCAATCCCATGAATACACAGGCAATCTTGAACCAAGTTGACAGGCTTCATGCCCAAGCGGCACTTACCATTCGCGGCATCCAATACCGCTACCAAGGCAAAACCTATTGCTTCGACTTCAACGGTCATTCTGTGGACGTGCGGGCCGATGGCGACGCGCTTGTAACGTTTAACACCCGCAAGCTTTCAACCGCAAAGCAATGGCTGCGTGAGTATCTCGCCAACTAAAAGCCCCAACCCGCTTGCGCGGATCAGGGCACGGCAGTTGCCGGAGTGACCCCATTTTACCACAAGCCCACAAACTAACCCCCGCAATCCCTCAACCCATCATCACAATGACGACGACAAAGAAAGACTACGAACTCGCCCGCGAAGAATTGGAAACGCTTTACGCCAAGACCTGCCCGCAAGGCAAGGTTGTCCGAGTAGGGCTTGCTACCGATACGGAAGACGGCCGGAACTGGCCGCACACGCTTTGGAGCGTAGTAATTGACGGTGCGGCCTTCCCTTACAAGACCGGCACCGGGATCAAGACGGCTCCGACCTGTGCCGAAGTGCTGGCCAGCGCGTGCCGGGACGCAATCGGGGGCAATCAGTCATTCGCGGATTTCTGCTCCGATTATGGCTATGACGAAGACAGCCGGAAAGCCGAAGCCGTTTACTTCGCCTGCCAAGACTGCGGCAAGCTCGCGCTCCGTGTGCTCAAAACCCGCGCCCTGGTTCAGCAATTCGCGGACCTTTCTAACCGCCTGTAAACTATTGCGAAATCGCCGCCCGCCGCATGGGCCAAGAAGTCCTCAACCTTGGATAAGCATGAACATTCTCCGCAAAGGCCCGCGCCGCTCCCTGCAATGGCTGGTGGCGATAGACTACATACTCCACCCGAACAAGCGTCACGGCTTGCTCAAGGAGATGGCCTATGCCAACGGGATGACGCCCAGCCGGCTCAACACCCTAGCCTCAACCATTCGGAGGGCAGCCCGATGAAGCCTCTATTCTGGACGGTTCAAGGTTTTGACTTTGGGCGGGCGATTCGCTGGGCACGCTCGCAACCCAACGCCATGACCCAATCCATCCGAAACGCCCTCCTCCCATGACCCACTCCACCGCTACGCATCAGGCGACAATAAGCGCAAGGCCAACGAGGGCTGGGAGCTGGCATTTATGCGCGAGGGCGAGAACCCGAACGGAAACCCTTATTACGCCTGATTCATTTCCCCGC